AACGTGGACATGGACAATGAGACAGATAGCTTCCGTGATTACTGGACCTCCCGTGGCGAGGCCCGAGCCGACTGGTCAGCTGCCTACCGCAATTGGATCCGCAAAGCAGCCAGCTTTGCCAAGGCCCCAGTCACCCGTCTGCAAGCCCGACCCGTTGGACGAGCTGCCGCCATTGGTGAGAGCAATCGTGCCCGAGTCGACGGCGCGCTTGATAAGTTACATGCGCTTCAGCAGGGAGCCGGTGCCCGATCATCTAAGGGCTAGGGCTGCGGCCGCACTGAAGACCCTGAAGGACAAGGCCGAGGACTACAAGCCACCGTCCGATCCGGCCGATGTCATCAACTCCCTCGAGCTGGTGGCCAAGACCCTCCAGGTCGAACTGCCCGACGAGGATGGGCTCATGGTTTATGCCGCCATCCTCTGCGAACTGCCGACTGCAATCCTCAAGCAGTCGGTCATTGAGGTCTGCAGGAACCACAAGTATCCGAACATGCCAAAGCCCGCCGACTTCCTCGAAGCGGTGAAGGATCAGGCGTGGCAATGGCGCTGGCTGCACCTCACTGTCGACCAGCTGATGAAGCAACTCGACGCTGCATAACTGCAGCATATTCTACCTTCGTTTGCTTGCAATGCTGCACTAATGCAGCGAGTATAACTTTACACAAAGAGAGGAGTGCACACATGCACGGAATGATAGACGTGACGCCGCAGGTCGAGATCAACGGCTCACTGGAAGAGCTTGCCTATCACGGCACCACCCTCACACGGTGGGCAACGTCGGCAAGGATCGCCCGCAGCTATGGCCAGAGGTACGACGGCGAAGCCTACATCAGACTGCTTGTCGAGGAGCTGGAGAAGATCGAGGCGCAAGCGAACCGGCTTCGCCGCGCCTTGAGTGCTGCATCTGTGCAGTATGTTTCACATGAAACTAAGGAGATCGCAGCATGAGTGCAGCTATGGACAGGCGCGGCTACGTCGGCGGGTCCGACGCTAAGCGCATCATCGAGGGTGACTGGCTCGCCCTCTACGAGGAGAAGGTTGGCATCCGCCAGCCCGACGATCTTTCCGACATCTTCCGTGTCCAGCTCGGCACCTTCACCGAACCGTTCCACCACCAGTGGCTTCGCACCAAGCTGCTGATGGATCTCCTGCCGCCGCAGGAGCAACTGGCCCACCCAGATCTGCCGTGGCTGCGCGGCCGCATGGATGGCTGGTGGCAGGAACACTCCACCTTCATCGAGCTCAAGCACACCAACGAGCGGGCCACTGTCCGCACGATGGTCGAGACCTACCAGCCGCAGATCGCCCACTACTGTCTCGTCTCCTGTCGTGACCACGGCTACCTGTCCTTCATCGCCGGCAACAATGACCCGGTGATCTGCAAGGTCGAGCCGTCACCCGCCTACCTGGCCGAGCTGCTCGAGCTTGAGAAAAACTTCTGGTGGCACGTCGAGAACGAGATCGCCCCTGACCTGCGGGGCAGTGCCGAACAGTTTGCCGACGTCCATGCCGAAGCCAAGAACGTGAAGGTCGACGGCATGCGGTTTGTTGACATGACAGGCAACAACCAGTGGGCCGACATGGCCCGCACCCTGATCGAGACCAAGCCCGCGGCCGAGTTGTTCGACAAGACCAAGGACGAGATCAAGTCGCTGGTCGAAAAGGACGTGGCCGAGGCGACGGGCCACGGCCTGACCATCAAGCGCGACAAACGCGGCGCACTGCGCTTCACCTTCGATCGGGAGGCGGCGTGATGGGCAAGCTCAAGCGGGGACCCAAGTCGCAGGCCTATGCCTTTCTTCAGCGCATGCTGGGGCAGGGGCTGATCGAGCAGCACACGCAGGAAGACGGCACGATCCGCTACTCGATGACCGACAAGGGCAGGGAAGAAGCCGACAAGTTCCGGGAGGCGGCGTGATGGGTGGTATGAAGGAACTCTGGATGCAGCGTCAGGCGCAAGCCGACGAAGCGGCAGCCGCAGCTTACGACCACGCCATGCGCTACCCGTCAGCCCCCGGCTGGAAGGACCCCGGCATCTCCAAGGAAAATGCCACGCGCATCACCGACAGCTCGAACATCAGGCTCGCTCAGGTGCGCCAGCAGTTCGAGCAGGGATTCACCGGCACTGCCGACGAGCTGGCCGAGTGGATGGGGTGGTCGCCCTTCACCATGCGCCCGCTCTGCACAAGGCTGCGCCAGCTCAACGTGATCGAACGCACGCCCGAGCGCAGGCGAGGGGCCGGAGGCGGCACCGCCGCCGTGCTCCGCCTGAAGCACAACACACCGACTGCCGCGTGAGGCTGCGCGCGCGCCGCCCGCTCGAATGAGCGGCGCGCTTCACCTCCCGCTCGATGAGATCCCCAACATGGAGAAGACCAATGGCCGATGACGCCAAGACGTTCCGCGGAGGCGGAGCCAACATCTATCAGCGCATGCATGCTGTGATGCAGGAGATCAAGTACGTTCAGAAGGAGAAGAAGGCTGGCATGCGCTACAGCATTGTCAGCCACGACAGCGTGACCGCACTGGTCCGCCCGCTGTTCGTGAAGAACGGCATCGTTTGCTACCCCACCCAGTTCGAGATGGCCCAGGTTGGCAACCGCACCCAGCTTACCTGTGCCGTGGTCTTCCAGAACATCGACGATGTGAATGACCGCATGGTCGTGGCGTCGGCCGGCTTTGGCATCGACGATCAGGACAAGGGGCCGGGAAAGGCGATCAGCTACGCCGTCAAGTATGCCTACCTCAAGGCGCTGTGCCTCGAGTCAGGCGATGACCCGGACGAAGATCAGGACGTGGTTGCCAAGCCCGGCATCACCGACAAGCGCCGCTCTCAGATCGAGGAGTTCAAGGCGCTGATTGCTGGCGCCCCTGACATGGACCGTCTCAACACCATCCGCGACGAGTTCAAGCCAGTGCTTGACGATCTCGTCAGCGATGGCTTCGGCGCCTTCGTCGTCGAGGCCAAGTCCAAGTGGCAGCAGAAAGCAGCGACCTTCAAGAAGCCTGCGGCACAACCGGCATGACGCCGTGCACCACATGCGGGGGGAGGGGGGTGACTCCCTCTCGCCGATCCAACTGGTCCACTTGCAAGCACTGCAAGGGACAATCCCACCAATGGCTCACAGAGGAGAACAGCCATGTCTTCACTCAATCAGGTCTCACTTATCGGTCGCCTTGGCAAGGACCCGGAGGTTCGTCACACGCAGGGCGGTAAGCCTATTGCAAACTTCTCGGTCGCCACCTCCGAAACATGGAAGGACAAGTCGGGCGAGAAGCAGGAGCGCACCGAATGGCACAACGTCGTTGTGTTCAACGAGGGGCTTGCCAACGTCGTCGAGAAGTACCTGCACAAGGGTTCTCAGGTCTACGTGCAGGGCCAGATCCGCACCCGCAAGTGGGAAGATAAAGACGGCGCCACCCGCTACACCACCGAGGTTGTGCTCGATGCCTTCAACGGCGTGCTGCGCATGCTCGGCGGAAAGCCTGAAGGCGGCGCATCGGAAAGCGAGCCCAAGCCACAGGCCAAGGCCAAGCCCGCAGTCAGAGCAGAAGAACTTCTCGACGATGAAGTTCCCTTCTGATCATGCGCCTCGGCGAGATCATGCGGGAGGCTCGCCAGCGTGCGGGCCTCTCGCAGTACGACCTGTCCTGGACGGCCAAGGTTTCCCGGCCGCAGGTGATTGGCATTGAAAAGGGAACCGTCATGCCGCGCCTCGACACGCTGATGAAGCTGTGCATCGCGCTCAATCTGGAGATCATGATCCGTGAACAGTCTTGTGAGCCAAGTCCTCGACCGGCTCGTCGCCGACATCGAGGCCGGAAAGAACCCTTGGAAGAAATCGTGGAAGGGAGCGGGCGGCCTGCCGCGGAACAGCACGACCAGCCGCGCCTACCGGGGGATCAACACTCTGATGCTGTGGCTGGCTGAGATGGACAAGGGCTTCAGCTCCTCAAGCTGGGCCACGTTCAAGCAGTGGGGCGGCGCAGGGCGCCACGTCCGCAAGGGCGAGAAAGGCACGCCAATCCTGTTCTACAAGATGCTCGAGAAGGGGGAGGGCGATGATGCCCGCTCGATCCCCATGCTGCGAGTCAGTTGGGTGTTCAATGAAGCCCAGCTCGACGAGGCGGCGGCGCAGCCACAGGCAGCGGAGCCGACGCCCGAGGAGAAGCACATCCGCGCCATGGCGTGGCTCGACACGCTGGGCATGAAGATCGGGCAGGGCAAGCCTTGCTACATCCCGGCGCTCGACGAGGTGCGCATGCCCATGCCGTCCGACTTCGACAGTCTCGATGAGTATTGGTCGACGCTGTTCCACGAGGGCGTGCACTGGACGGGACACAAGCGGCGGCTGGCGCGCAACTTTTCTGAGGAGTTCTATGCGGCCGAGGAACTGGTGGCGGAGATCGGTGCTGCCTTCCTCGGCGCAAACTTCGGGATCGACACCGAGAAGAACAATGCCGCCTACCTCCGCGGCTGGCTGTCGAAGTTCGACGACAAGCGCACCGCAATCTTCACTGCCGCCAAGGAAGCAGGCCGTGCCTTCGAGTTCCTGACGATCCCACGCCAGCAGATGGAGCAGGCAGCGTGAACGCCCGCAAGATCGGCACCACCTTACGGGTAACACCCGACGTGGTGAGGATCGACGTTCCACTCCGACACGCCGACGATCTGCCCCAGCTTGCGCGCGAGCTGGAGCAGCTGGCCTTCCAGCTACGCGCCACCCACCAGGCTGACCACTTGTTCAATGACAATGGAAAAGTGAGCGAAGCCTACGCCCACCTCCGTGCCTTCAAGATCAAACTCAACAGGGAGTACCCTCGATGACTACCGTGCAGACCGTGAAGCTCTCGCAGCTGATCCCCGACCCCATCATCAACTCGCGCCTCTCTGGCTACGAGGACGAACTCAAGCAGCTGGCCGACAACATCCAGTCGATCGGCCTGATCCTGCCGCTGTCGGTGCGTACCGCGGGCAAGGAGATCTACACCATCATCGACGGGCACCGCCGGCATCAGGCGCTGCGCATGGTTTACAGTGGCAAGGAGGAGGAGACCGATGTCCCGGTGCTGGTGCGAGATGCTGACAACGCAGATGCTCGTGTTCTGTCTCTTGCCGCGAACATCATGCGACTGCCATTGCACCCGGCCGACCAGTTCGAAGCGTTCAAGGCGATGCTCGATGAAGGGATCGAGCGGGAGAAGATTGCATCTCGCTTCTCTCTATCGCTCAAGGATGTTGACCAGCGCCTTGCGTTGGGCCGGGTCGGCAAGCCATTCCTCAACGCCTACCGCGACGAGCTGATCACGCTCGACACCATCGAAGACCTGTCGGCCCTGAGCAGCCAGCGGCAAGTCGACATCTATAACATCATCGTCGATCAGGGCGGAATGGAACGGGTCAACGACTACAAGATCCGCAACCTCATCAACGACAAGGCGATCTTCGAGAACAACTCGGTCGTCAAGTTCGTTGGCCTTGACGCCTACGAGGCAGAAGGTGGCCGGGTCGAGCGTTCGCTGTTCGATGACACGGTGCGCCTCATTGACACCGACCTGCTCTACAAGCTGGCCGAAGCTGCCGTGCCCGGCTGGATCGAGCGCATGCGGGCCGAGGGCTGGATGTTTGCCATGCGTGAGCCGGACATGCCCAAGAAGTGGGAGAAGTGGGAGCGCCACTATGCAGCCCCGGTCCTGTCCGACGAGGCCGCACTGCGCCGTCAGGAGATCGAGGCCCGCCTTGACGAGATCGACGAGATCGACATGGACGAGCTTGACGAAGATGCAAGCGAGGCTCTGTGGGAGGAGGGCGCCACGCTACGCGACGAGCTGGGAGAGATTACCCGAGGTGCGCCCATGTCCTACACCGACGAGGAGAAAGCCGAGAGCTGCTGCGTCCTGCTCGAGGACTGGCGCGTCACCTATGGCCTGATCTGGCCCAAGAAGCAGGAGAAGCCAGAGGAGGGGGCCGCACCTGAGAAGCCTGAGGTCAAGGGCTGGAGCCAGGCGCTGATCGACGAGCTCGAATCCCACGGCACCAAGGCGGCACAGCTAGCCCTGATGCGCGAGCATGATCTGGCCGACTGCATGCTGCTGACCACCCTCTACATGGACGCGACCCCCACCTCGACGTCCAAGCCCTTTGCCTTCAACGCCACCGACCGCTTCTGCGACACCCAGATCAATGCCGGTGCCGAGATCGGGCAGGCGCTGAAGTCCTTCGGCATCAAGGGTTCGGCTTTCGATACCGTGCTGCCGGTCATCATGGGTATGGAGGGTGAAGAACGAGCCCGGCTGCGCGCCGTGCTCACCGCCCGCATCATGAAGAAGCGGCACGGCAAGGAGCTCGACGAGATGTTCAAGCGGCTCTCCACGGCCGACGTCATGGCCACATGGAAGCCAGAGAAGGAGTTCTTCGAGCGGTTGACCACCGCCCAGCTCGAGGAGGTTCACAAGGAACTAACAGGGAAGGGGTTCAACACGCCCACGACCAAGGCCTCGGCCGTGGCCATGGTGGTGACGCAGGCCTCGGCCCGGAACTGGATGCCGAAGCTGCTGCGCGCCGGCATGTCCAGCCTCGACAGCGTGAAGCTCGAGCACAACGCTGCCAAGGCCAAGGCGCCGAAAGGCAAGACCACGACCATCGTCGGTGAGGATGGCAAGACCGAGCGGAAGCGGAAGGCAGCATGAGCCAGGAACTGGAGCGCAGGGCGACAGCCGCCATCGACAAGCATGAGCGGCTGCTCCACCTCAAGACCCTCGAGCTTCTGCTGGGAGCCATGGTCAGGCGGGCTGGGATTGCTGACGTGCGGGTTGTGCTTAAGCGCTACCTCGATGACCTTGGCGAGTTCGATCGGCAGGGTCCAGCTTGACACAACATCTTGAGTGCATCCGTGCATCAGTCAACCCCCCTTAACTGCTGCACAGTTGCCTCAGAAGAGCGGCCCGCAAGTCATTGTATTTGCGGGCCGTTTCTTGGTCTGTTCTGATGCTGCACCGGGTACCACCTGCAAAGGTGCATTCGCATAATATATATTGAGGTAGGAGGAATCCTTGACCACTGCCTATTGTGGTCAGTCGCGGCACCGCTTCCGTATGTGGTCCCACTCTCCCCCGCGTCGAACGCATTGCTGAAATGCGCGCTCCTCATCAGGGGTCATGCGCTTTGACAGCCACTTCCACACAGGAGGGAGGATAACAGAGAGCAGCCGAACACCAAACTCCGTCCAGAAGGCAGGACGCTGGGCGGCAATGTAGCCCCCGGCCAGCAGGCCAAGGACCACAAGAGTGTAGGCAAGGATCTCGACCCAGCTCACGCCGCCTTGGGCTTGTTAGGGGTCGCCCAGACCAGCACAGGGGTCAGGAGGCCGATCAGGGTGGCAACCGTGTCCTGCGTCAGCCAGGGCAGGCTGAAGCCAGTGAAGGTCTGGATGATGAACAGGATGCCCATCACGGCAGCAATCAGGGCCTTGTCGATCGAAGTAAACATGAGGGTGTCCTATCCGAAGCCGTTGTCCTTGGCCCACGCCTTGGCTTCGAAGCAGGGGCAGGCCTTATGCACGTTGGGAAAGTCCCGGTGGCCAACAATCTTGGCCTTGCCGCCCGCCGTCTTGGAGCGCAGCTGCGCCACCAGCGGCTTCAGCGCCCGCCACTGTTCACGGGTGAAGTTGTCGGTCGGCCGGAAGTTGTCATCAAGCCCGCCGACCAGACAGATCCCGATGTTGTTCTGGTTCCAGCCCGCCACATGAGCGCCGGTCTGGGTGAGAGGGCGACCCTTCTCGACCGTGCCGTCGCGCTTAATGACGAAGTGGTAGCCAATGTCAGCCCAGCCCTTGGCCTTGTGCCAGGCACGAATGTCCTTGGCGCCTACCTGCATCGAAGGGCGTGTCGCCGAGCAGTGGAGGGTGATGAACTGGACGTTCTTCATTTCCATGTCAGGGCTTCCCGTCGCTGGGCATCTTAGGGTTCTTTGACCACCCCCGAGCAGCCCGAAGGACGCCTTCGCAGATCAGCATAGCGGTAAGGCCGACAAGAAAGCTGATCGCGTGCTCGCTCGAGACATCGTGCCCAATAATCGGGAGCCACGTTTTTGCACCTGCGTAAATCGGTGCCGTGAGATAGCCCGCCGTCAGGCTGCCAACCACCACCGACGAGATTGCAGCAAGCCAACTGCCTCCTGCCAGCAGTGCCCGCACAATGCCACCGGCAACGCCAGCGAGAAGATGCGTCAGCTTGATGCCAATAATGCCTTGCAAGGGGTCCATCGTCTGTATCTGCCTCTTGCTATAGATTATTTCCGGCAAAATCTTTCAGCGTGCCAGTAACCGTGCCTCCGGTTTTGCCTCGCCAATTTTTGACATAGACCTGTCCGTCGCTTGGAGAGCCGCCTGCTTGGGCTTCATTGGTGACAAGCTTAATCGTGTTGTCCTGGTTGTCGTGTGCCGAGCACCCCCAGAGCCACATGCCGTTGTAAGTTCCGGCCGTAAAGTATTTTTCAGTCCAGAAGCATGCCTTGGGGGAGCCTCCTGTAGGTGGTCCTGCATTGACACACCAGTTAATAGAAACGCACCCGTTTACATCAGCAATCGTGGCTCCATTGCCGCCGCCGTGATTGCAGCTGGTGCGCTCAATGTGAATGCTGTCGTGACACGTAGACGAGTTGCTGCTGGCCGACAGCGCAGGCTGATTAATAAATCCGTTGTATCCAGGTTGCAAACCGTCGCACTTGTACTCGTACATTGTCATGTACTCGCCCTTTGTGCCTGTCGATTGGAAACTGTGATAGTTGAAATTATCTGTTCTGTTATAGGCAGCTGAGCAGTTACTCAAAACAGCTACGTCTGCGTCATAGATTTCAAACCCGTTTGCGCTTGCACCGCACGCAATACAGTTACGCGCCCCAAATCTTGAAGCATTGGTGGCTGTAGTAGAGTGGCGGTATCTAAACCCAGCAAGAGGAGCAGTGGCCGCGTTCATGTAGGAATGGAAATTTTCTAACAAAATTACGCCGTCGTTTGCCGACTGAAGAAATACTACGCCACCAAGATTTGCGCCGTAGATAAAACCATCAAATGGATCTGGTGTTCTGCCATCAATGAGATGAACGTACTTCTTGCTGGCTGCCACATCAAGAAACTGCGTGCCTGGAGTAGCGATACAGGCAGCAGCACTTGCCGCCTGCGGAAGTGGCATAGCCCGACCTCGATCATCACAATACTTTGAATCGAAACAAATCAGCCCAAGCCGACCAAAAATTGTAGAAGTAGTAGTTGCCGTCGAAGTTGACCAGCAACCGCTTGTTTCATCCAACCAATTAAATGTCGCTTTGGTATAGCCTTCGTTCATATTCGTAAACAGTGTTCGGCCTGACGCATGACCGCTTACGAGCTTAAATCTTCCGTTTAGTGTGTTGGACGTTGCAAGTAAGCTGTTTTGGCCGATCCACGCGTCCTCAACCACAATTACTGCAGGGCTTGCCGCAGTCGTAAAGGCATAAGTTAACGTCTTCCATGCTGCGCCAGAAGACGTACCGGCATTTGCGTTATTCCCGGTTACATAATTAACATAGTAGGTATTAATCGTTGTATCTGGATTCTTCGTGAAGTCTATGACATCAAACGGGTCTTGCAGGCAGACAACGTTTGCTCCGTCGTAATGGCGCTGGAGTTTAAGAACGTCGTTGAACTCAACAGGCGGCGTGAGAGTTCCAACTGGAAGTGTGTTGCTGAAGCCGCGGCCAAGAGCCGTGGGAGGGACAAGAGCGTCAAACTCACGAAGTCGCGCCTGTGCCGTAGTTGTAGAGCCAGACAAAGGTGAGTAGCTGACAAGTGCCGCATCGGTGCTGCCGCTGCTTGCCGTATCGTACCATGTTCCACTGGAGTAAGTCCGTATGCGGCTGACAGCGGTGTTAAAGTAGAAATCACCAGTTTGCAGTGCACTGCCGTCAAGCCGCAGCGTCGGGTTGGTGACGCTGGCGCCTTGATAAACGTCAGTTAGCAAGTCGCCGTTCGTGATGGCAGTAGAGACGTTGTTAATCCCGGCAATGTTTGCAGCCGCCGTGTTCACACTGGCAATGTTATCTGCGACTGTGCCAACAGCTGAAAGACTACCTGAAATAGTCTCAAGATCTCCAATGCGCTCGCCGTAGTCAGCAATCACAGCGGCGTTTGGCAAGTCCGCCTTAGGCTGACCGTTTGCATCAAAGCCCAAATAGAGATTCGCACGCGCTGCTTTGGCGGGAATGTCTGACAAAGTCTCGGGTAAATCGGCGACTGGCTGGCGCAGCAAGCGCCGGTCAATGCGCGTCTCCATATCTCGAACCATCATGGTCTGAGCGTCAAGCTGACGGTTCAGGCTTTCGACATCGAAGGGACCAGAGATCGGGAAGTCGCCGATACGCTCAACGGGCAAGTCACGAATGATCAAGATGTCATCGGACAGGGCCGCACCCGAAACCAGTGTCAGCGTGCCAGAAGACGCACCCGCACCTGTCACCGTGTAGTGAGTGGAAAGCGTCTTGAGCGTGCCATTCTGGTAGAGTTTGAGATCAGCCGCCGCAAGGAACTGGAACGGCACACTGAAAGCAGTCTGCCCTGCCGTTGCGGTGTACCTGACCCGGTTCGGGGTATCGTTGATGTCGACCGCCATCCTAGCCCTCCTAGACTAGGGTGGTTGTCCCAAAGCCAAGTCGCAGCCAATACGCACTATTTGAAGGGCTGCGCGCTTTTGGTAGCAAGGTCGCGGGTGATTGAGCCCCACCAGATTACGTTATTGTAGGGCACTGCCCGGCGGATGGCCTGGGCCCGGTTTGATGGCGTCAGTTCAGGATCAAGGAAGGCTGAACCAACATCGTAGAGAGTGCCAATCGAAGGGCCAGCCGCGTCGATGAAATCGCCCACGTTGGTAGTCTTGCCAAACCGCGGGTCAATCCCAAGGGCAGGGCGGATGCCAAGGCTGTTGCTGGAGTACCGCTCGATCATCTGGTTCAGGTCGGAGAACCAGAATGCGCCCACGCCCGAGGCCTCGTAGCCCTCAAGCAGCCACTCGCCCGTAGACTTGTTCATGGTCGCAGTCTGCGGCTGCTTCAGGTAGTTCGAGAACATGCCGAGGAACATCATAGCCAGCGCCCCCATGAAGAAGGACTGGTCGCGACCCTGCAACCCGCTCATCAGCACCTTCTGAGAAGCAGCGATGCCATAGCTCATGAACTGCAAGGGCAGGCTCATCAGGTCGCTCTCGGCCACTACCTTGCCCTTGCGCGCCGCAACGCCGTTGAACAGCAGCGATCGGTCGGCAAAAGAAGGGGTCACAATGGCGCGGCGAGCCTCGCCGTGGATAGCGTCGATCAGCAGCGTCCGCGCCCGCTGGCCGTCAGGTCCCGCCCAGTTCTGGACGGCCGGCAGGATCAGGTTGCCATGCTGTTCGCTTGGCATCGAGGCCAGAAGCTTGGCGTCCCGCCTGGAAATGCCCATGCTGGCAAGCTTGAAGGCATTATTGCCCTCGTCGACCGCCTTGGCGAGCTGCATGACCTTGTGCTGGGCACCAAACATCAGCATGTCCTTGGTCATCACCGTCCAGTGGGTGAGTCCGACCATCT